GAACTCGATGTATTCGTCGGCGGGCAGGTTGAAGCCGGCGTCGAAGCTCCTCTCGAGGTTCTCCAGGAGCGAGCCCAGGTCGAACGCGAGCCAGGAGTTGATCGTCGCCTCGACGTTGGTCATGGTCGCCTTGGAGAGGTCGCCGTAGAGCGGCGGCGGCACTCCGAAACAGCGCCCCACGTCCTCGATCGACATCCGCTGCGCCTCGATGAGTTGCGCGTCCTGCGAGCTGATGCCCATCGGGGAAAACGCGAGCCCGGCGGACAGGACCGGGATTTTCCCGGCGTTCATGCCCTGCGCCTGTTCGTCGAACGCCTCGCGCAGTTGTCTCATCTGGTCGCGCGACAGGATTTCCTTAGTCGAGAGAATCCCGCTCGGGCGGTTCATGTTCGTGTAGAACGCCGCCTGGTTACCCGAGAGCGCGACGTTGACGCCCAGCGCCAGGGCCGCCGCCTTGATCGGCGACTCACCGATCAGCGGATGGCGCGGCGTGTGCTGGCGCAGGTGAATCACGTCGCGCGCGGGCGCCAGGAGCGAGATCATCGCGGGCATCATCGGGTTCGAGCCGATCGAGTAGAAAACCTCGCCCGTCTCGGTATCGACATACGGCGCGCAGGTGCCGCGCGGCATCAGGTGCAGGGCGCGCACGGCGAAGCGGTCATCGCGCAGGATCAGGATGAAGGCCTCGCCCTCGAAGAGCTCGGTCGCGATCGCGTTCAGGATGAACTGGGGCCAGGTCTGGTAGTCGTTGGGCTTCCGGAGCACGCGCGAGGCGGGCGAGGTCGTCGAGGCGACGCGCCTGCCGCCGCTGCCTATGACCTTGTGCGCGGGCGGGCAGGTCGCGATCGCCTTGGCGGTCGCCATCACGCACCTATACGCGATCGGCACGCACTGCGCGCTGCGGTGGTCGAGCGTGAGTCCGGCCTGGAAGCCGTCACCGAACGAGACCGGGAAGGGGTTCCCCCAGTGCGAATAGCCGACGGCGGGTCCGCGGTAGCTGCCCTCGACGCCGCCGCCGAAGAAGGACTTGATGCGCTCGACGAGCCCCATGTCACTTGCGCGGCGTGGTGCGCGGCTTCGCGGTCATGTCCTTGGTGTCGTATTCCTGCGCGCGCGGCGACAGATCGTAGTTCTCGACTTTCGCCGGCGGCGCGGTCGTGATCTCTTTCAGCGCCAGCCCGCCCACGCGCGGGTCCTGCGCCTTTCCCGATTCGATGAGGAGCGCGGCGAGCGTGTCATCGCACTCGACGAATTCGAGCGCGTTGTTGAGTTCCGGCAGCGGTTGAAATGCCCAGACGAGAGCCATGCGCTTCTCCTCAGTAACGCGGCCATTTCGGCAGCGGCAGCGCGCCAAAGATCGCGCCGAGCAGCAACAAAATGAAAATCAGGATGAGAATGACCATCACGATGTTCTTGAAGGGCGGCAGCAGCGGCAGGAGACCCAGCGCGTAATAGATCAGCCCGAACACCAGGCAGAGAACGAGCAGGTAGACGAGGAACTCAATCATGCTGTCGTCCTTTCAGAAAAAACGCGGGCGAGCTATCCGGCCAGCTACGCCCGCGTACCGGGGGAGAGTTACTTTGGTTGCGCTGCGGGCGGCGACGGCGGCAACGGCCAGCCCACTGACAGCGACGTGTCGATCACGGTCCAGCGATAACCGACGCCAGAGATCGCGACGAGCGCAATCGCCTTGCCCTGCGGCGCATTAGGTCCGAGCGGTGGCCAGATCACGCCGGGAGGGATCGGCAGCGGATTCCCAGGCGTTGCCGGAAAGATGGGCAGCGTTCCGTGTTGCGGCGGCAGCGCGATCGGCAGCGCGGGTTGTCCGGGTTGATTTCCCGGAACGGTCGGCAGCGGCGGCAGCGGCTGACCCGCGATTCCTCCAGGAGGCAACGGCTGACCAGGCAGGCCAGGAAAATTCGGCAGGTCTTGACCAGGCAGGCCAGGAAACGGCGGCAGCGGTTGCCCCGGATGATGACCGGGACCGCCGGGGAGACCTTGACCGGGATAGCCTTGTCCCGGAAAACCACCACCGGGCAGACCTTGCCCCGGATAAACCGGCGGGCCGCCGGGCAGACCTTGCGACGGATAGCCGCTACCCAGTTCCGGCAATGGAATAATCAGAGCAATCATGAATGCACTCCTGTAATGAGGTTGTGAAAAACTTGCCGCGTTTCGTTCGCTCCCCGTTGTCGGCGCGGCGTCGCGAAACGTCGCGCCGATTTTCTTTTCCTACCAAGCAACAGCAGTCAATTCCTGCACCGGCCCCGGCGTCCTCATCTTTGCCCAGTCAACGTCTAGCAGCATTCTTAAGGCCCATGTGTTCGTCTGGTATAGAGATCGCGTGGGGGCCGCCACCACGTTGGGCGTTCCCGTTGCCGAGATCGGCGCGGGCGCGTTGTCCTCGTGCAGCGTCGCTTCCAGACTCGCCATGAACGCGGGCGCACCAATCGCGAACGAGTAGTAATCGAAATCAACGAGCAAAACTATTGCCGGGTCCATCGTCGTTGACTGCACGACGGGATAGCCCGCAAGTGTCCCGCTCGTCGTTTCCGGAAACACTCGCGTTCCCGTCGCTGTTTGCAGCCACGACACGGCGACATAGTTTTTCGGATGCATGAGCCAGCGCGTGTTCGGCCCGCCCATGTTCGCCGTCGCCAGTGCCGTCAGCATCGCTTTGATGTCGGTCTGGATCGCCGCCGCAGTTGCGCCCGTCGAGGCGCGCGTATCACCGGCAGCGAGCCCTGCGCGAATGCCAGCGGGCGAGACCGCCGTCGCCGCGCTATTGCTCAGGAAAACCTGATCGAGCAGCGTCGCGGTGTCACTCACCATGCGCCGTTGCAGATAACCCGCGAGATCGATAGCAGAGCGCCGCAACATTTCCGCCGTCGCCGTGACGATCACGCCGAGATTCTTTGGCGTCAGCACTGCTGATGCGAACGTCGTGCGCTTCACGGGAATCGGCGCGCCTTCAGCCCGAAACGCTCCCGACAAGTCAGTCGGCCCGCCCGCAGCAATGGGAATCGTGATCGACATATTCCCTTCGAACGAGTGCGACTGTCCCTGCGGCACGATGCGCGGCAGAAGTGCCTGCGCGCGCAGCATGTCCATGAATTGCCCGTAACCCGTGCGCGTCAATTCCTGCGCCCATCCCGCCACGTTGCTCATCGCGGGATTAACTGCCGCCTTGACGATGGTTTCGACGGCTTGCGAATTCGGAAAGCGCCGCGCCGCTACTGTTTCAACGTCCATCGACTTGACGCTGCTCTCGTAGATACAGAGCGCCAGCTTCCCGAAGAGATTCTCCGTGTCCTTCGACTTGTCGCGGAACTGGACGATGTTCGCGCTTCCGACCTGCTCGCTCACCGGTTGCGCGCCATTCGCCAGGCGGGCCTCGGCGGCTTTCAGCGAAGCGAGCTTGCCGTCGACCGCCTGCAGCTCGGCGTCGATGCCATCGACGATGGCCTTCTGCGTGGTGAACTCGTCCGTGCCGGCGGCGCTCTCGCCAAGCTTCCCTGATTCGACCGCGAGCCGGTCGACCAGCTCGACTTGCTTTTCCTGCGTCTCGACGACAAGTTGAGAAATGGTCTTGCCCATTGCTTTACTCCGTTTGGGACTGCTGCTAGCGGCAACTGCCGACGGGGAGGACGACGCCGGAGCGCCGATCGCGGGCAGCTGCCCTACGGCGTCCAGCGAGAAACCGAATTGCTTGGCGATCTGCACCGCGCGCGGGTGCGCAGGCACGCTGACGATCGAGGTCTCGAGGAGCTCGAGCTCCCGGAAGTGAAGGCCGCCGATGTCATTCGGCTCGCCCTTGGCGCGGAAGCCGATCGAGGCGCCCAGGGGCACCCCGTCCGCAATGAGGGTTTTCACCATCTGCGCGAGCGCGGTCGAGGCGAACTTGATCTCGCCAACCAGGGCGCCGGCCTCGACTTTCAGGTTTTGCCAGTAGCCGATCGGCTTCTCGCGCTCGTGCTGCCAAAGGGCGATGAGCCGCTTGCGGAGATGCGGCTGGTAGGCGGCCGGGTCGATCGTGTCCTTGACGCGATCGGGCGAGGAGGCGGAAAGGACGAAGCGCGCGTCGAATTCCGGCGCGGCGGACTTCTCGAGGGTGAGCGGGAAGCTTTTGACTAGGTCAGCGATGGCGGCGGGCACCGGTGAACTCCCGAGGAGCCACCGACCGCTCGCGCGATGGATTTACGCTGTGATTGATCGTCCTGCTTGCGCCGCTCGTCCTCGCGCTCGCGCCTGCCTGGACGATTGGAGGTCATTGGGAGCGGAGCCTTCCCTGCCCCTTGACCCCTGCTTGCCGACGCGCCCTGCGCGCTCCAGGGAAGCCGCAGGGGCATTCCTGATATGACTCAGACATGCCCGGGATTGTGCGCGCGAGTCTGGGCGCAGCACAATCGTATTATTGTGTGATTTTTCCTGCGCTCGATTTCGCATAAAAATACGTTTCATGTGGAACCTCGCCGCGCAGGCAGTCGAGCACCCTGAGTAGTCGGCGGGCGAGTAGGTCGCGCGGTTCCGCGTTGCGGCCGGAGCGAAGGGCGGCCAGGGCCGACCACGAAGTTCCGACGGCGCGCGCGAGTTCGGAAGCCCGCAGGCCGCGGGCGTCGATCTCGTTAAGGATCGCCGGCCAGTCGATAGGCGCGGACACACTGGCCGCTTCAGCGGCGCGTGTTTCGATTTCGCGTTTTCTGTCCGGGTTCATGCGATCAGGGCGGCGACATCGAACGCTGGCGCCGTAACCATGAAGACACCTACAGCCATCACCGCGGCCACCAGCGGGTCAATACGCTGTGTCGTGTGCGACTTGTCGAGCTTCCTGTTTCCCGCCGCATCGCGCACCACGATCGCGCTGGCGGCCGCCATGTTGAGCAGCGGATGGGCGCCGTGGCGCAGCTTCTGCTGCAAGAGGAGGGTCTCGAAGTGCTCCACGCGCGGGCTCATCGACTGGTAGCCCTGGCCGACTTCCAACCAGGTGTTGACTACGAAGCCGTTACGCTCGGCGGCCGACTTCGCCTCGACGATGCGCCAGCGGTCGAACGCGCAAACATCGACCCGCACGCCCAGGTCGTCCAGGCGGATGCGCAGCCACTGGAAGAGGAAATCGTAGTCGATCGTGGCGCCCGGCACTGCGACCAGGTGTCCGCTCGCGACCCAGGCGGTGTACGGTGCCCGGTCCCGGAGCTCGCGTTCGGGCAACCCGCGCTCGGGCGTGAAGACGAACGGCAGGAGGTGGACGCTGCCGGCGTCGTCCTGGGCGGCCAGCACGCAGGCGGTCAGGTCGTTCCGCTGCGAGAGGTCGAGCCCGGCAGCCACCGTGCGCCCGTCCGCGAAGATCGCCTGATCAGGAGCGGCGCCGCACGCCTTCCACACGCCGGGGGCCAGCCACTGGTGCTCGAGCGCCACGCGCTGGTTCAACACGTGGTTGCGGTACGCCGCCTCGGCGCCAGGCAGGCGCTTCGCCTCCGCGGCCTGGCGCAGCATCTCGCCCTGGTTCATGAACTCGCCGAAGTGCGGATTGGCCGCCTTGATCGCCTTCAGCCCGAATGGGTCCAGGTCAGCGGCCGCCGTGTAGAGCTCGATCTTCCTCTCCCGCTCCTCCCCGCGCAGCGCGTCGTCGATCAGCACCGACAGGAGATCGGCATCGCCCGGCGCCTGCGTGCTGATGACGATCGAGAGCGGCCGCGGCTGCTTCGCCTGCGCCGTCTCGAGCGCCTCGTAGAGCTCCGAGCGCGGTCCGCGCACCCGCCCGAGCTCGTCGTGCACCACGAAGGCCGGCGAGAGCCCGTGCGCCGTCGAGGCGTCCGCGGAGAGCGCCCGGTAGAGCGTCCCGAGTTTCGGGCACGCCAGCTGTTTCGCGGTCTCGCGCACGACCACCACTGCGGCCAGGTCCACCGACAGGCGCACGCACTTGGCCGCATACCCGAAGAGGATCGCCGCCTGGTCACGGGACTGCGCCGCCGAGAAGAGCTGGCTATTGGGCAGCGCTTCGTGACCGCACAGGTGCAGGAGCAGCAGGAACGCCGCGAACGCTGTCTTGGCGTTGCCCCGTCCCATCGACAGGATGAAGGTCCGCGTCGGCGTGTCGTAGATCCGGCGCAGCCACCGCTTCTGGTGCGCCGTCAGCTTCACCGGCCGGCCGACGAGCCGGCCCTCCGGTATCCGGCAGTAGTCCTCGATCCAGGCGGCGTTGCGCTGCCCGCGCGTCACTCGCTTGCCCACGGCAGGCGCCTGGGTTCCTGCTCGACGCTCGTCGCCGAGGCCTCGGCGCGATAAAGCGTCACCTGCGCGAGCCGCATCGAGTGCGCCAGCCTTTGCACCGCCCTGGTCTCGGCGAGCAGCAGCCGGCGCAGGCGCTCGTAGCGCGCGAGCCCTTCGTCGCCCTCCAGGGATGTCGGGTCAACCCGGTCCAACTGCGCGGCGATCACGTCCGCTCCCACGACGTGCCGGCAGTAATTCGCGAGCAACGGCTCGTGTTCGGGCCCGAACCATTCCGCAGGCCGGGAATTGACCGTGCGCAGCCACACCGCGCGCTCGGCCCCGTGTATCAGGCTAGCCGGCGGCCCGAGGCGGGTGACGCCCCGAATATCGGTCGCGACGACCGCCAGCGAAGATTTACGACCCCTCTGCTTCATACCGATTTAGCGAAGGAACCTATCGGCCGCCGGT